TGAAAGAAACTGAGATTATTTTTAGATATAAATTCATACGGTTGAATGTGAAATGATTTATAGTGACTCCCTCCTATCTGCTTTTCTTGTGGAAATGCTTTTTCAAACATATCTTTTGTTGTCATATTTTTCTCCTTTCAAATTTGTGTGGTAGATGTTGGTTTAACGGCCAAAAAATCCAGGATCATAATGAGAACCGAACCAACGTCGCCCGAAGACACGAAACTACCACATTCCGCAACAATGTCATTATGTCCTAACCGGTAAAAAATCATATTATAGGTGCTCCTATATTATATTGATGTTCTGACCCTGCACTAGTCAGATATAAATTTTCTTTTGTTCTAGTTACACCCACAAAAAAAGTTCTGTGTTCTGGATCAGGATTTCTTAAAGCTGAATCATAAATAATTTGTTCTAAGTCTGTGTATAAAATAACATTGTCACATTCTTCACCTTTAACACTATGTATTGTAGATATTTTTATTCTAGCTTTATTCATTAAATCATCACCTGATTCTAATAATGAAATCATATAATTCTTACTATCTTCTGGTATATTTAATTGCTCCCAGCTCCCCGTTACTCGCAACCCGTGTTCAGAACATAGCGTATCTAAATCGACATTTTTAATATTTTCTAAAGACTTGCCACTAGAGAAACCGTGCTTTACTTGACCTTTTTGAGAACTTAAATATTCATAAATTGCTTTTGCTTCTTCTTTATCTATGAAAGCACCTTGATTTAATCTAATCCAGGCCCTATATGCTGACAATAATTTTTTAGGAAGTAATGAATTTCCTTTACTATCGAATCTAAGATTAAGACTATACAAATAATTTGCTATTGGTGTTAGCATTTTATTTGTTCTAGTTAATAACATCCAATTACCTTTGCTAAAATCTAGATCTTCAAGTTGAACATTGTACTTCACTGAGCCCTCTGCATCTCTAGGTTTCCATTTTTTAATTAATCTTTCTGACATATGTGGAAATATTGATTCTGCCAGTGAATGAACTGACTTAGGAACTCTTCTAGATTTTATTTGAGGATCAAATTTACCTTTTAAGTTTATAAATATTTTAGGATCCGCTCCTTGAAACGTGTAAATTGTTTGATCATCATCACCTGCAATGTACGATCTTTTACAATTACTTTCAATGTAAAAAAACATATCCCATTGTAATGGACTTAAGTCTTGTGCCTCATCTAAGAATACTACATCTAATTCAGGACATTTTTTTTCAGATATAAATTTTGTAATCATATCTGAAAATTCAAACATTCCCGTTTCTTTTTTATATTCTTCTAGATCAACTTTTATTTGTTTAGTTAAATTTAAATTTATATCATAGTGAATATCTAATTCTACAGCTGCATCAGAAATAGAAATTTTTTTAGATCTAGCATATTCAATAACACGCATATGAGCATTCTTATATTGAGGAATTCCAGAATCATTTACATAACTTTCAAAAGATAAATCTCTGCATACTCTTGAAAAATTTTTAAACCCATTCCATTTACTATCTTTTAATAAATATTTACCAGTTTCTAAATTTAATGTTTTTGCTCCTAAAGAATGCATAGTACAAACATTTACTTTTTTATTTTCTATTCTTCTTTCTGCCTCTTCTTTAGCTGCCTTACTAAAAGAAATGTACGCAATTTTAGCTGGATTAGTCTTACGTCTTTTTAATTCAACATTAAGATATCTCATTAATCTATGCGTTTTACCTGTCCCTGGGGGTCCTGGTATAATTATTCTATTATGCATATGGTGCCTTTTTAATTTTGCTTGCAGATATAACAGCAGTTTTTATTACAATAGCAGGCATTTTAACTACAGATGTAGTTACTCCATCTATTTTCATATCAATTTCTTCTGCTTCAAAAAAATCTTTTAATTTAGAATAAGTTTTATTTTGAGGAAATAATTTAGTATCCCAAACATTAGATTTTTTTAAAAATTTCCAAAAATCTTTTCGTTTAAAATAAGAAAAATTATTTTCAGTATAAGCAAGTCCAAAATTTCTAATACAAGAAAATGATTTGCCAGTTACGTTGTTAGTAAAATCTGCAAGTAATTCTTTCATTTGAGTTTTAATTTTTAATGATTCAGGCGCAGGTATCTCAATGGCATTACTTAATAATTTTATTAGCTGCCTAACCCATAAATTATTTCCAGGTAATGGAACTGGTGTACCTATTTGTTCTAAACAGGCACGATTAAATAATTTACAATCCATTAATGTAGCACTATCTACTTCAACTGTTTTCTCACCAACAGATACAAAGAATAATGGTGGATCTGAGCAGAATCTTCTAATTTCTGTTATAGCTAAATTAGCTGTCTCTGCATCTCTACCAACACCATATTTTTTAGTTGTGCAAGTAAGTGAATCACAAAAACTTTCTAATGGTGCTTTATTACATCCATAATTATATTCCTTATCCCCTACTGAACTTATTGTTGTATTTAATTCTGAATATTTTAAAGGTGGTTTAATATAACTATCATTATATTTACTCATCCAATCTTTCCATTCATCATTCTCTGGATATCTTTTTTTTAAATAAACACCTACGTTAAACATAGTATCATTTCTCATTCCACTAGGAACACCATCGGTTAATAATCTTTGTAAACAAGGTGGTATACCATCAAAGTCTTCGTTTTTATCTTTATCTTCAAATATAAATTTTTTTAAATCTTCTTTTAAAAAAGCAACTTCATCATATTTTTTAAAAAAGTTTTCTAAAGTTAATGCTTCTGCTTGATCATTTAGTGCATATCTTACAGTTCTATCTCCACCGTGATAAGGTAAATTTAAAAAACTACCTGTGTCTCCACGATGTGCTTTTAGTTCATCTTGTTTAGGAAATATTTCTGCTTTAGCAAAACCAATAGCTGATGCAATCTTTTTAAGTTTTGCTCTCATTAAACTTGCAGGAACAAATTCTTTAGCAAATAAGAATACGTGTGCTCCACCTGATTTTGATCTACAAACTATTGCAGGTATTTTTAATTTTTTAATTTTGTTTAATAATTCTAAATGATCAAAACCTTTATAAACATCTATATCTACACATCCCCATTTACATTCACTATTTTCATTAATAGGAATAATTCCTAGTGCAGGGTCTTTTCCATCTAAATGTGCTTGCCACAACTCATCTGTTGGTGGACTTTTTATTGTAATAGATTTTGTTTTATGTTTTCCTAGTTCATTGAAATCTTCGGTCATTCTAGTTTGACCATAAGCTATTTCTAAACCTTTAAATATTTCTTTAAACTTTTCTTTCATATGTTCCTTTTAATAATTAATTGGGGCAGCTTTTAGACTGCCCCAAACTATTATATTATTTATTAGCAAGGCTATTGTAGAACTTTTTAGCTCTTTCATATAGCGTCGCATCTTCAACGGGACCTACCTTCTGTACATTAAAGCCATACCATTGATTACCTTTACCTGTATTTAATACGGAAGATAATTTATATATATGACTAAATGATGGAGGAGTGTAAGGACCATTTTTACCATCTAGCGTAAGGGACATCATCATTGAGTTCCACTTCCTGCTAATTTTACCTTGAGATGAACTCATAGATATCATTGCAGTCTCTGCTGAACCATTTTTATCTAAAATGATTACAAAGTGCTGACCTACTGTTAAGATATAATTACCATTTTGTAATCTATCTTTACCAATAGAATCTTTAGATGTTTTAGTTAAAATATCAGAAGTATCTGGATAGATCATTTCTGGTCTACCAGAGCCTGTACCAAAGTCAGACCATTCTTGATATTCTAATTTATAATGGCACGGAATAACATTTATTCCGTTCATACCGTCATACAATTTTTTCGTAACTGTATTTAGGAACATTCCTGGCTCTGCACCTTCTACGTAATTTTGATTACGTTTCTGTGCTTCTGCAGAACCGTTTTGCAAAAGTTTTAAAATTGGTGGAGCCAGTGATTCTGTTCTCACATTTTCAAAACCCGCGTGAGCATCTGCTTCAAACAATGAAGCTGATGGCAATCCCGCCGCTTTTTTTGTCGCTACTTGATTCGCGTTTCTCGTATCGCTCATATATTTTCTCCTTTATTAGCGTCTAGTTATTTTCGTTTGGTTACCTGCAAACGGTTTAAATAGGTCAGCAGGAACGTCTTGTCCAGATTCAAGTCGTTCCCTGACCAGTGCTTTGAGTGTCATAGGATTTACTCCAATCTTCTGGACAGGTTCAAATCCTTGACCTCGTGCAAGGACAGCATATTGTGCCGCCTTGTTATCTTCGCCACGACCAAAGGTAACAGTAATATCATTTTTAATAATATCACCTAGCCCGTTGTTACGAAGCCATTGAAAAGCTTCTTCCTGTTTTTCTTTAGGAATGGATGCGCCATAGATTTTTTTTACTTCTATTGATTCGCCATCCTTAAGCTTTAATTTTGTAATATGCATATCTTCCATCATTTTTGGAATCTCTATCATAGATAGTTGATTAGCTTGTTCTTTTAATTTTTTTAAACTTTCTTCTGCATTTAAAATCTCATCTTCAAGAGATTTTAATTCAATAACTTTTTCAGATAAAGCTTTTGCGTTGTCTGCTTGCTTTACCGATTCTATTCTATCTTCTTCAAAATTTATACTCATAAATATATAACCTTTCTATTCTTTCTAATATAGGACTAAAACGTTTATTTGTCAAGTGTCATCTTTTTGATATAAATTAATTTCAACTGGATAATATCTTCTTTCTTGTTTATCCCATTTTAATAAATTATATTTTCCATTAGTTATGTCAGAAACAATTGAACAAGCTACACCAATAATTGCTGGATCGCCTGTAAGTAGTAAATAATCTTTTGATGTATAATTTTTTAACATAGTTTTTAATGTGCTTATTACATACGCAGGGCTTAATATAATTTGAGAATTTTCTGGTAATAATACTTTTAATTTACCGTACTGCGATGCTCCAATTATATTTATTTTAGGCATACCTATTTTTGTTCCAGGTATGTCTTGAATTACATATACTGTTGGTTGCGCACTAATTTTTAGGTCTTTATAGTTTATGCTT